TGCCAGGCCAGCCAGGCGTTGGCCTCGCGCTGTTGATCTCGCTGCCACGCGTCATTCTGGAAGACCAGATCCAGCTCGCGCGGGGTCAGGTCCCAGAACTGCCCTACGGTCAGGCCGGTCCGTAGGGCGTCGCTTAGGAGCTTCCGCCAATCCCAGGCCGCGCCGGGGGGTTCGCATCAGCCACGCTCCCGTCATAGTTATAGGCCGCGCCAATGGCCGCAAAGACAGCTTTCGTCGCTGGGAGAAAGCCCATGCTCTCGATGATCGCCCAGGCATCGGCAATGGTATAGGGCCGCGTGCCAGGATACGTATCGCGCCTGGCAGCCTCCAGACCGGTCAGCGTCAAACGCGCCAGATCGGCCAGCGGTAGCCCCTCACCCTGCATGGACTGCCCGATCTTCTGAACGGTCTTCCCCAGCTGCGTCTCCACGTCGGCCAGTGCGCGGATTGTGAAGAGGATGGGGCGCTCTTCGTCGCCAAGCTTGAGAATCCCTTCCCCGCGTGCCCCGCTCACGTGCCGACCGGCGTCCACTCGCCGTCGATGGTCAGAGAGATCGAGCAGGTGGATACGTCGTTATCTGGCGCGTCCATGCTGATCGAGGTCACCAGCGCCGTGGCCTGTTCCACATCCACGCCTTCCTCTTGGCGCACGACCAGGATGAAGGTGCCGTTGCGGTTGGCCGCCACCAGCGCCTGATAGGTGGCCTCGCTGGGCACGTAGAGGCCATCCATCGAGATGGTCGAGCCGTAGCGCCCGGCCAGCACGCGCTTGGCTCGCGCATCTTTCGACGAAGCGTCGATCTCGTCCGTGGTCTCGTCGAAGGTGGCCCCCCGCTGCCCGGTGGCGGCCTCCCACACTGGCGACAGGTTCGTCCCAGTATTGACGAAGAGAAGTATATCGACTCCGTTTATTGCCACTTCTGTCTCCCTTTCTAGATCTCCATCATGATCAACTTTACCGTCACGATTCGCCCGTAGGCGTCCTGCTCGTTGCTCGCGATCGGCCCCGAGCATTCAGCCACCAACGTCCCGTAGCCTGCCACGACCAACTTGTGCCGGTGCAACAGCCCCCTCACCCGCTCGGCGATCTGCTCCACCGGCATGGAGTCGCCATCCGCCATCGCGTAGCAGCGCACGTCACGCCAGATGCGCCGGCCCAGGTCCAGCTTGGTATCGAAGGACGTGTCGGTCACATCCCCGGCGCTCACCAGGTAGGGCAGCACCGCATCCCCCGGCACCGGGTCGAAGGTGAAGATCGCCGGCGCGCCCTCGTAAGAGGCCAGCATTCCCACCAGCGTCGGGTCACTGGCCAGGTAGTCGTAGATCCCCTGGGTGAGTGCGTTCATCCCTTCCCCACAAACAAGCGCATGATTTCGGCGGCGTTGCCGAATACCGCCGGGCGCAGGAACGGGTGCGCGGCCATCTTGCGGGTGCCCAGCTCCTGAAACCAGGCCCAAAAGGCTTTCCGGCCCACGCCGACGATAGCCTCCACCGCCTCTCCATGAGCCTCAACCTTGTAGGTCACTTGCGCCCGCAGGACGCCCCGGTAAACCGGCGCATTCGCTGAGGCCCGTTCCGCGCAGAACTGGCCGACGCGATCCATGCCGTCAATGACCTTGGCGCTGATCCCCCGCTTGAACTTGTCCGCGTTCCAGGTAACCTTCATGCCGCTCATGGGACATCCGCCTTCGTTGCTGTCTCATTGAGTGATGTAGGTAAGCCAATGACTGTATCCCGTTCGTCCTTCTCGTATCGCTGCCACCAGGACTGCACGCGGGGCATCCATTCCTCAAGATGGCCTTTACGCCGGTCATCAGCGCTGATCCGTAATAGACAATCCGCGGTCGGGATCTCCATCACCGTTACCTGGGCATCGAATCGGTCACGCAAACGATTGCGCTCCGCTCGCCTCGGCGCTTCAGCCACAATCCAGGCGTTGACATCGGGTGATCGGGCGAGCTTATTCAGTATCCCATCGCGCGCCGCCAGGACGTACTTCAGGAGCGATTGCGGCTTGTCGTACCAGGCCAGGCCAGTGAGAGCGTGGTAGAGCGCGTCAACATCAATGATCAGATCCCCCGACTGCGCATGTTGGGCGACGTGTGTCGTTTTCCCGGATCCAGGCGCTCCACAGATGACTTGGATGCTCACGATCCGACCTCCTTCGTGGGCTTCTGGATCTCGAGGCAGTCCACCTCCAAGTGGTGATCGGCCCTGCTCGGCTCGCGCACGCCCTGCACCATGACCGTCACCTCATCGCCCTCCACTGTGTCCTCTCGCTGAATGTCCGTGCCGGCGAGAACGTACAAGACATGCGTAATAGCACGCTGTTCTTGCTGCGCTGTGTCGCGCTCGGAACCCGATGCGGGACGCAACCTTCCTCGTATTGTGCCAAGAACTGTGTGCGCAATCGCCCAACCACCTTGACCATTGGAGACGCGCACGGGGCGAGATATTTGGAAATCGTTGTTCAACAGCGCCGAGAACAGGCTCATTGCGGCGCTCCTTCCAAGTTCTCTTGAAAGGCCCTAAACTCCAAAAGGCTTTTGCCGCCTTTTTGTTGATTGCACGTGGAACAAACCCAGGCTAGATTTTCGCGGGCATTCGTCCCGCCCTTAGTGACCGGCACAACATGATCCATGTGGCCCTTGACGATCTTCTCCCAACAATAGGGGCAGAAACCATCGAAGTCGGTCTTCAGCTCGAGAACCGTGTCAGCCGCCAGAGAGATACCATTCAATTGAACGCGCCGATTATGGATCGTTGCCGCATCAAGGGCCTTGCCACGAGGCGTTGCTCGACGCTTCTGGCTAGATGCCTGACGCGCCTCTGGGTGCATCCTATTCCACAGTCGAGATTGCTCTCTCTTCTTCTCTAGGTTTGCTTCACGCCACAAATGACTTGTTCCCCGATTTCTCTCTCGATTGGCTTCGCGCCACAGACGTTGACTCTCGCGTCTTTCCACGGGGTGGAGTTCATCCCATTTGCGCCTCATCGCCTCGTGCCTGAGGCGTGAACATTCCATGCTACAGCAAATGCTGTCTCCGAGTGCGTTGAACTCCCCGTTACAAATCACGCAGTTTTTCAGCATCTAAACCCTATACTTGTTCAGTTGCTCGCGTTCGCTTTTAAGTAGGAGCGGTGCCGCGCTTGCGCCTAAAACCCCCTCACCAGCACCCTCGCCACCAAAGGAAACGGAAAAATCCCCCAATGACAGCGCGGTCACCCCGGAAATGCCGCTCATCTCCTCAGCCCGCAGCCCCGCCTGGTAGGCCCGGCTCGCGGCGCGGGTGGCGATGGAGATGATGTCATCCGGGATGACCGCATAGCCATGCGAGTACTCGATCTCGATGATCTGAATACCTTCCTTCCAGGTTCCGCCAATGCGGTGAAGAATCCCGTGCTCGCCCAGCTTGTAGTCATCGTCCACGACCAGCAGGTCGCCGTCCTCAGTGACCGAGGCAACCCCCGTCACGGGCAGTTCGGGTAGAAAGATCTTCGTGCCCCCGATGCAGTCCAGGATGATCGTCTCGCCCACCACGGCCTCAAGCGCCTGGTGGCAGTAGTTCTGTATCGCCGCCGTGGCCTCAGTGATGGCCCTATTGGCCGCGTCCAGTTTTGCCCCCGGAACCGCGATCTGCAGGAAGTGCTCGATGTCGGCCACTGTACAGAACATGTTCAGCCGCCTTTGTTGGGAGACTGCTTGCGCATCTTGTTTGGCGGAGGCTCAGCCATCTTCGGGGGCGCGGGGATCAGCCCCAGGCGCACGGCCTCGTCCTCGTGCATCTGCTGCCAGACGCCGGGCTTGATCTCGATGCGGATCAGCGGCCCCGTCCGCAACTCCATCGGCAGGTCGCTCAGGATCATCGTCTCTATGTACCCCTCGCTGGTTTTCACTTCGCCATGCTCCGTTCTCGCATCCGCGCGAACCGCTCCTTGGTCTTTTCCTCCTGCCCCTCGGGACAGGACACAAACACATTCGGGCCGATCTGCACTCGCACCATCACCTGCTGGTGGCTCATGGCCCTGGATCTCGCCGTGCGCGCATCCTGTTCGGCGCGCTTCTGCAGATCGGCCAACCAGGATCTCGGTAGGGCGCAGAATAGCGGCTTGACCAGGTACAGCGCCCGCAGGAAGGCCAGCCGTTCATCGCCGCCGGTACCGTTCCCATCGCCGCATTCGGCGCGCCAGGTCTCCAGGAAGCGACGGCCGTCGGGACTATCACGCACGAACAGTAACTCGTGTGCGTACAAGAGCACCCGCAGGTCGCGGATCACCGCCTCCGTGCGCTTCTGGTCCGACGGCGTGCCCTGGTCTTTGGCCAGCACCCCGTAGCGCCACAGCGGCGCGGCCACATCCCAGCGCTCCAGGAAGTGCATGCCGGCAGGGATCAGATCCCAGGGAATGATGG